GTGTTTATGAAAAAGTTTTAGAGCAAAGCAACCTTTTAGAAAAATAAACGTTATATTTGTAAGCGGTTCGCTCTCACAACATAGAACCTAAAGGTATTATTAACCCTTGTAATGAAGTAGATGTGAGAGCCTACGGATTTGCGGGGGTTTTTTTATGCTTAAAAATTTTAACATGACTGAAATTTATTTAAAATGCCAATTCAATGACAAAGATCAAATGATAGTTTCTAAAGGCGACTATATTTGTTTTGAAGTTATTGAGGGCGACGGGTCTAAACAAGTTTGTATAGACACCAAACAAGCGTACACATTAATTAAAACACTAGAACATTTTTGCAATGAGCGGCTGGATTAAATTACATAGAAAATTTTTAGACTGGGAATGGTTTAATAAGTCCGAAGCCGTGCATATGTTTTTGTATATGCTTATAAAAGCCAACCATAAAGACGGAAAATGGCAAGGCGTAGACGTTAAACGTGGTCAATTTATTTCGTCTTTAGGTAACATTTCAAACGCTACGGGGCTATCAATTCAAGTAATTAGAACCAACTTAAAGCGCCTAGAAAAGACAAGCGAAATTGAAGTAAAATCAACAAGCCAGTTTACTATTGTAACTATCTGTAAATATGAATGTTACCAACAAGAAAACGAAACTACTAACAAGCAACTAACAAACGAGCAACAAACGACTAACAAACGATTAACAACAAACAAGAATGATAAGAATAATAAAGAAGTAAATATGTCTTTATTTGACAAGTTTTGGACTTTATACGGTAAGTCAATAGACAAGCAAAAATGCCTAGACAAATTTGTAAAGCTAACCGAAGACGAAATAAAAACTATATTTGAAACCTTGCCCGTTTACCTATTGCAAACTCCAGACAAAAAGTATAGGAAAAACCCGCTTACTTATTTGAATGGCAAATGCTGGAATGACATAGACATAAACAACCCGCAAGTTTTAGACAACCCGTTTAATTTACCACCCGTAATAGTTGACTAATGTACACACGACTAAAAAACTTAAATTCGGAAATGTTCGAAATACGCCTACAAAAAGACGTAAAAGGAAAAGGCATAGGTTGGGACTGGGATATGTTACCGTTTACTATTAAAGAGGGTTGTACTACTTACATAGGTTCAGCACCAGCAAGCGGTAAAACAGAACTTTGGTTCGAATTTCTTATAAACCTTTCGTGTTTACATGGTTGGCGACACGTAGTATTCAGCCCGGAAACTGGAAGCGCTGCCGAAATATACGCCGAACTTTGCTACAAGTTTATAGGTAAGCCATACGTGCAAGGACAAAACGCAATGACAAACGGCGAACAAGTGAGCGCGGAAATGTTCGTTAATGAACACTTTATTGTTATTGATCCGATTTACGAAGACTTAACCATAACCAAATTTTACGACCTAGTAGACGAAATAGAACGAAAAGAGGGTATTAAAATAAACACCACTACAATAGACCCGTGGAACGAGTTAAGCGAGGAATACCAACAAAGCGACCTAGGACGCGAAGACAAGTATTTGAGTAGAATACTAGGTCAAGTTCGTAAAAACGCACGAAAAACGGGCCGCCACAACTGCGTAATAAACCACGTGCGCGACCAACCAATGGTAACAAGTAAAACCATAGCGGGAACCGACGTAAGTTATTTTCCTATACCTAGCGCTCGCGACTTTGCCGGGGGCCAAGTATGGTTTAGAAAAGGTTTAAGCGTATTAATTCCGTGGCGACCACCTTACGGACTAGCAAATAGCGACGGAACGGGCGCAGAAAAAAACGAAGTTCATTTGAAAGTAGCAAAGAGTAAACCCAAAGGGGTAAGTAAAAACGGAGTTTACAAAATGTTTCTAGACGTAGACCGCTACCAGTATTATATGCTAGACTACAAAGGGAATAGAGTATACGCCAATAGGGGAACATATTACAAACCAGAACAGCAAACCAAAACACCTTTTTAAAATGGAACTAGGACTAGAAATAATAAAAACACGGGCTAACCTTTTGGCTATTCAGCAAAGAATACAGACCGCACGTAAACAAATACTAAAAACACGCCCAGAAGCTACGGACTACATACAAGGCGCAGAACAAAGCGAACAAGAACTACTAGAGGCGGTTTCGTTTTTTACTAGACTGCACGAACACGCGGTAAGCTTAAGCCGTGAAAATACGATACTAGCTAGCCGTAACATAGACCTACTACAAAGGGTTAAGGAACTAGAAATGGAAATACAAACAAACACTTTTTAACATGAACCAACATAGAATTATGAGAGTCATTAAATTGATGGAATTTTTAAAAATAAAACCAAGACCAGTACAAGCAATGGTAAGATATCTTGGAATTAGTGAGCGGTCAGTTTACCGCTATCTCAAAATGTATGAGCAGCTAGGCTACAAATTAACAAAAGATAACCACAAAAAATACTTTTTAAAATGAAAAACGAAATAATCGAAATAGAATAGACCATGCCACGCTGTAAAAATTGCCGCCAAAAGTTCGAACCGATCCGTTTTAACATGAAATACTGCACCGAAATAGAATGTTTGCAAGCTTTCACCGCTGAAATAAAAGCAAAAACATGGACGGAAAAGAAAAAGAAATGGACAACCGAACTAAAGACAACCAGCGACTGGCTAAAAGACGCACAAAAAGTATTCAATTTCTACATACGTAAACGCGACGAGGGCAAACCGTGCATTTCATGCAACCAACCGCCAAAGAAAAAGAACGCTGGCCACTATTACAGTCAAGGCGGCCACTCAAACGTAAGGTTTGACGAAGACAACGTGCATTTACAATGCGAACACTGTAACACGTTCCTATCCGGGAACCTACTAAACTACCAAATAGGTATAGAACAACGCATAGGCGCCGACAAGTTAGTAGAATTACAAGGTCGCGCGCACCTAGAAAAACGTTGGGACGTCGACGAACTTAAAGAACTAATAAAAGTATATAAGAACAAAATAAAACAAATACCATGATAAAAATAGAAATTACAGACGAGCAAATTTTACAAGCGCAAAAGCTTTACAACTTTAAAGCGCTAACAAATTCAATAACGCAAGGCGAAAGCCAAATATACGGGGCGCTAGGCGAGGTAATAGCTATGCACTTTTTGCGATCCATAAACAAACCCGTGCAATACGTAGGCAGTTACGACAACGACCTAGAAATAAACGGAAAAAAAATTGACGTTAAGACCATACGAACGGACAAAGAACCTACAAACGACTTTAACCTAAATATAAGCGCATACAATACCAAACAACAAACAGACTTTTATTTATGGTGCAGCGTTTCGCAAGACATGAAATACGGCTATATTATTGGCTACCTAGCAAAAGATGAATTTTATAAAATGGCAGAACTAAAAAAAGAGGGGGAAATAGACTGGGGTAGCTGGGTGTTCAAAAGCGATACTTACACCACTAAATTAAAAAACGTAAAAAAATTTAATTAAATAGTTTGTATATTAGAATATCTTTATATATTTGCATATAGTTAACACTTAAAAACAACAAGTTATGAAACATTTATTTAAAGCGCTTGCGGCTTTTCAGCAAGAAGTACCAGTAATTCACAAAGGTACGCAAGGGTTCGGCTATTCTTATAGCGACTTACCCGCAATATTTAAAGTAATTAACCCGCTACTAGCAAAACACGGTCTAGGCTTTACCCAAAACCTACACACCAAAGAGGGGGAAAACTACATTTGTACTATTATTTTCCACGTAGAAACGGGCGAGAATATGGAAAGCATGGTGGCTATTCCTAGCGTAAGCCTTAAAGGCATGAACGACTACCAAAGCTTTGGCAGCGGCGTTACGTATTTCCGTCGTTACGCTTTGGCTAGTAGCCTAGGACTTGTTACAGACAAAGACACGGACGCAAGCGGCGAACAAGTAAAAAACGAACCAAAGAAAAAGCAAATAGATGCTAAACGTTTCCAAGCCGCAGTAGTAGCCATACAAAAAGGCGACTATACCCGCGAAAAGCTAGAGGCTAGTTTTGAATTAACCGATGGTCAAACCGACATACTTAATGCGTTATGAAAGCTTTCAAAATTCGATGTTCTGCCATAGGCAAAATAATGAC